CTCTTTCTTTTCTTCAATCATTGGAAATCACCATTTTCACTGTGGAATTCTACTTCTACCGTACCTTCTTCGGGGTTGTAATTCATTTCCCCATGAACCCATGCATCGGAAAGCACATAAACCATTCCGTTAGCGAACTCAGAAGTTACTGTCATATTTTCAGAAGACGCCAGTTTTGAGAACGGAAATGTTTTAGGTACTTTTAGCGTAGCCTTTGTATACGCTGCCCGGTGTGTTTCCTTATAATCAACAGAACCATCGAGGCCAATAATATCATCCTTAACTTTAGTGTTCATCGGAACTTCAATACCACCAGTTGCGGATAATTGCTGTCCATCGACTTTGATATAACATGTACCAGCTAACTTAGGCATTAGCAGCCATCTCCTCATCGCTATATTGCAGACGGAATTGATTCAAAAGCGCAAAGACGCGCAACTGATTCACATAATCAGGTGGGAACAATACATCTACGCGATTAACGTTATTAGCATTGCGCACCACTTTAAGATTTGATTTGAACGTGTCGAAGTTCTCAACAATGCCCGCTGTTTCTAACTGACGATAAACAGCGCAGATTTCCCCTTTAAGTACGGCTGGCGTAACAATTGCCTGTCCTGCGCCATAGCGTGTGCCGTCATCTGCCAGTTTGTGACGCGGGTATTTTGAAGTGATAGCACTCTTTAATTTCCGAATAACATACGCTGAGGTATGCAGTGTTTCAGAATCAAGGTAGCTGTTATCACTTACGCCATATTTGTTTTTCTTGTAAGTCGTAATATCTCGCTGAATTAACAACGCGCCAGACGTTACAGAAGCTGTAGCGATACCGTGAGTCAAAAGTGACTGCTGTTCCGTAAGCGTAAAACGGCTTCCCACTGGTGCAGGTAATGCGCCTGTTAGCTCGCCCGTTTGCGTGGGCCGTGCCGGATCATTACGTAAAAACACCGCCTGACGGCCCAGACGATAGCCAATCAGCTCATCATAGGGCGTCTGCGTTGCTACCTCATATCCGCAAATGGTGAGGTGTTGCTTATTGAACGAATCACCAAACTCTACCAGCTCCGATAACGTCCCGGTTCGGGCCGTGTAAACATGGCCATAAAGCTGTCTTGCCCAGCTCCAGCGCCCGGATGAATCGTTCATTTCAGCGTCCATAGTCGCCAGAGACGCCGAATCATTTAACGCCAGCCCGATAAAGTCGAATGCCTCATCACCCATTGCCGCTATAGCGTCGTCCGGCGTCAAGCTGGCCTCACCGCCTTTCATGCCATCAATAATGATGGTGAGTCCATCTGGTGTCTCTTCACCACCTACCGTTCCATAATAATTCAGCGTCAGAGGAATGGCATTACCGGCTTTGCCAGCATATTTAGCAGTAAGCGTAACCACCGCTGTTGTTACGCCACTTTTTACCCCGGATGCTGATTTAACCTGCGCAGTAACTGTCGCGGCACAAGTAGCCGTCTTTTTGCCATCCTTAGTTGTCACCGTGATATTTGCCGCGCCCGCTTTAACGCCAGTAACGACGCCATCAACAACAGTTGCGATAGTTTCATCGTCTGAAGCCCAGGTAACAGCCTTGTTCGTCGCCGTAGCAGGCGCAATGGTTGCTGCCAGTGGGTCAGAGGAAGCGCCAACGGCTACACTCAACGTTGTTTTATCAAGCGTTACGCCGGTGACAGCAACACTCTGGGCTGAGATAACAATGCTCTTATCTGCTGTTTTATTACCATCCTGTGTCGTGACCGTGACTTTTACCGTCCCAGCCTTAACCGCTGTTACTTCGCAGGATTCGTTATTGCTACCGGATGGTGCGAGCGTTGCCAGGCTGGAATCATTCACCGTCCAGGTAACAGTTTTATTCGTGGCATTGTTGGGGGAAACGTTAGCAGTAAGCGTGGTTTTATCACCCACGGCCAGCGAAGAAGACCCTCCCGACACACTAACGCCATCTACGCTAACAGAGGCTGCTTTAACCGTGGCCGTAACCGGCAAATCGGCTTTTGCATTAATCGCATCAGCCAGCGCCTGAGCACTTTGTATAGGCGTATCATCAGCTGAAATAACCGCCTGAACCCGATTAGTGCCGATATATACACTTATAGTGCCAGCCGCATTAGCAGTACCTGATATCGATACAGTACCAGTGGCGTTTGTACCCTGTTTATCATCATCTACAGCAATAACGTAAAGTTCGCCAAACGGATCAGTTGCGCGGTATGCGGCAACCATCCGTGCTAATTGTGAACCGCGCCCACAGATTTTTTTAGCCAGATCAGCAGAAGGCATAATAACCGGCTTGTTACGATCGATACTGGCTTCAGGCAGAACCTGACCAATCAAAAGTGAAGGCCCGGAATCCTGAGCAGTATTTGCCTTACTGTTGTCCATTTCTGCATAAAACAACGGCACTTGTACATCTGAAGGCAAATTTTCAAACGAAACTGAATCAGCCATTTAACTTTCCTTTGGTGGTTTTTCTTCTTTCACGTCACCATCTTTTAAGCGACGCAACCAATAGCCATCTTTGGGGACATTTCGCCCTTTTTCGGGCAACAGGTCGCCACGGGCGGGATCAGGAACTGATCGCCCTTTTTGAGGGACTACATACATGGGGTTACTCTTTTTTAGGGGAAGTGGATTTCTTCGTGGTGCTCTATCTCGCCATCCGGCCCGCCGCCAGGACTGGCATAATCGAAATCTATCATGACAGTTTTGAGCGGTGGCAATTTGCTAAGGTCGGCACCATGACGAGTATCGACGTCACTCACCTCACGTACCGCTGAAAAGTCGAACTGATAGTAGAGTAGCTCGCGGTTAATGCTGATAACCTGCCCGCCTTCGTACTTGATGGGATAAGTGTTCTCATCGACTTCCCATCCCAGCAGGGCCGCCCAGATTTCAGCCCTGATATCGTTGACCGAATCATATGCATTTTGTCCGCGCTGATCGGCCCGGTTATCTAAGGCAACTATCACCGCGAAACCTTCCGTCACCAGCTGATCATAATCTGTCTGTGATTTCTGTTCGCCAGCGTTATCACCCGTTGGGACGACATAAGCAGCAGGCGCTTGCATTTGAGAGACATTATCAATGGCCTTAAACTCCGCAGCCCCACCAACACGCCCACCAAATGACTGTGATATTTCGCGCAGTGCTTCAATAATTAAAGATAACTTCATTTAACCACCCTTTTTACTCTCGGTGGCCGCAGCGATTCCCGCAGCGCCCTTTGCAATATATAGCGTGTCCATGCTTTACGGCTCTCCAGCACATCAACCATAAAGTTATTGCGTGGAGCGATACGCCATTCAGATGAGCCGGTTGTGTTTTTATGGTGTTTTTTCTGCCTAACGGCCCCCTGGTGAACTCCATAAAATAGCGCTGCAGGATAAAAAACATTACCACCATGCCGATCCTTCTTCTCTGGCAGAGCCTGACCGCCGCCATCCCCGCGCAATTCACCCGGTGCAATTCGCACCATCAGCCCTGAACGGCGTGATGAAGCATTAGGCACCCAATAACCAATAGATCGCGCTAAAGCCCCGGTCTGATACCCTGGATTCTCTCCCGGAGCAGAGACACCACGACGCATAACCAGGCGGCGGGCATCTCGCATGTGTATCTGACCAATTTTAAAAAAAACACGCCGCATTTTGGCCCGGTTAAAAACCAGATTTTCCGGCGTATCAAAATCAACGTGAAAAACAGGTCTAGCCATAAGCACCCCCACTGTAATTTTCCGCAGCGCCCTTCGATTCACACTCAAGCAGCAGGAAGCGTCCCGCGCTATTCAGATCACGTATTCGCCGAATTCGCATCACTTCACCAGATACAACCGCTTCCCACTCTGAAGAAATATCAGTGCGGTAACGAATAGTGAGATAGTGCGTTACTGTCGTATCCGTCTGCACCGTTCCCTGATAAGTAGCTGCCCCGGTTTGTCTGACCTTAGTCCATGTCTCAAACGTCGAAAGGTCTTTTGATACCAGAGTGCCACTATCACCGGGAACACTGATCCGCTTACGGTATGCCACGCGCTTGTTTAATTCCCCAGGGTCAGGAAATGAGTAATTCGCACTGGTTAGTGCTGGCGCTCGTTTCATAGCGGAATAAACCGGTAGGGGCCAACCAGCCAGTTAAAGGACTGCGGCATTTCAGACATTTCAACATCAGAAACGGATGATCGGCTTTCATAAAGATGCGTAACCAGCATCAAAATACCCTGTCGCACATCGGCGGGCAGAACCAGACCATCAGGATCACTATCAGGCACTGAATCGGCGTACAATTTGCGGTTAAGATACGTAGATGTTCTGGTCTCAGCCGCAGCTCCCAGAGCCTGAAGTAAACCATCTTCTGCCGTATAATCTGGTTCAAGCCGTAACTGCGTCTTAATCTCTTCAAGTGTGATTATCATGCTCTCACCCAAATAAGCCTGCCCTCCAAGGGCAGGCGCACATTAAGCAACTGTCGCGGCACAAGTAGCCGTCTTACCACCATCAGCAGTTTTAGCCGTGATATTGGCCGTACCTGCTTTGACGCCAGTGACAACACCGTCAGCAACCGTGGCGACTTTTTCATTATCGGAAGCCCAGGTAACGGCCTTATTCGTCGCCGTGGCGGGCGCAACGGTCGCTACCAGTGCGTCAGATGAGGCCCCAACGGCAACGCTCAGCGTTGTTTTGTCCAGCGTTACGCCGGTAACGGCAATACCTGTATCAGGACTGGTTAATCCCTTAATGGCAGAGACATCTTCGAGTACACAATCAAAGCGATGAAATGCCAGAAATCCTGTTTGATCATACTCGGCGTAACGTTCAACTAAGCGACGTAGCAACATATATTCGACACGGCGAACGATAAAGTGGCTGAAATCGCCGCAATACATAAAGGATTTACCAGTGCCAATATCCGCAATGCCCTGATCAACAACATAAGGGGTCGCAAAAACAGTAGCGGGGGCGATCCCCACAACATCAGGTAACCAGATAGGCCGATTCTGGTCATCTTTCATTTTGCTTATCTCAAGCAAAGTATTGTCATTAAAAGCGAAACGGAACTTTGGCGAATTTCTATAGGCTGGGTCAACGCTATGCTTGAGCGTGAGAACGTCTTCCCATGACAGTGAGCTACCTGCGATACCCTTTGTCTTTGAAACCCACTTATCGAGTCCCTTCGGAGTTTTAGTGTCACTACCATCACCGTTAATGATGTACTTTGCCTCACCACGCCCAATACGTTGCGCAATGCGTCCAGCTAAGAACCCTTCGATATCGATTCCGCTGTCTTGTAAAAGCTCATTCGGCACACGAATGATTTTTGATGTGAGTTTTTTTGCACCTAACTGCACAGACCCAAAATTTGCCGCTTCTTCTTCTGCCGCTTCATTTTCGCCAATCAGCATCCCTTCTTCTTCAGTACCATCACTGAAGACCCAATCGATTGGCTGCCCATTTGGGGTCGTCAGTATTTGCGCGACTGAAGCAATACCGCCGTATGCCTTCATTGCCTCCACAACGCGATTCCAGAATTGAGTAGGTACGGTAAACCCCCCTTTCTCATTCGATCCCGTAGACTGCCAGTCGCCGGACGCACGTAATTCTTTCAACGCCTGTCGTTCTTCCACAGTCATTTCCGAAAGACCAACACGGATAAACTTGTTAAACGCAGCAGCACGACGGTCTACATCCACGTCCCCCGGACGATTTATTAAACCGCGCTGTTCGGGGTTGAGTTCCTGTACAAAAGTATCGTCGAGAGACTGGATTTCCTCCTCCCGCTTAATAAACTGATCTAAACGAGTGAGTTCGCTGTTCGCTTCATCCCACTTACGGCTTTGCTCTTCCGTCCAGGAATTATCCCCAATGTCGTCATGCAACTTACGCATTTCGCCAGCAATGGTTGAGCGTTTCTGTTTTGCTTCATAAAGTTTCATTCTGATATTTCCTTTGGGTATAAAAAAACCCCGCCTAAGCGAGGTTATTTCTCGATAAATAATTATTTAATTAAATATTTAACAATCGCATGACACGCTCTCGCGCCATCCGCTGGTTAACAGCCTTTTTCATAGCGCCACTATCATGTGCTTCTTGCCATGCCTGCATTGAACGAACAGAAGAGCCTGCCTGCTGATATGCAGGATACGTTACTGGTGATACATCAAACAGGCGGGATACCTGATAGATTTCGTGTATCAGCACGCCGTCGTCGTCCTGATACCAGTCATCGCCATCACGAGCGATGCGAAATGCAAACGAACTTTGGCTAATATCTCCACGCTGCATGGGTGCGATTACCAGATCCCGAATCGTCTGTGTTTCAGGGGCGGTAATTTCATAGCGCAGCCCCTTATCATCTACAGAAAGAGCCAGCGTTCCCGCAGCACTTCTCCCCAGGATAAAGTTAGGGTCGTGGTTAAATAACGCCCGAACATCGTCACCTAAGACATTATCGAAAGCGCCAGGCTTTATGATTTCCCTGAACCCAAAGATCACCTCAGAAAGAGTGTCAAAAACAGAACCATACCCGACAATTCTCGTCGGCTCGCCATCATCCTGTGCAGCCCTGATTTCCCCTCCGTAGCTACGTTTTTCAATATCACTCATTTAAACCCAACTCCTTTTCAACATCTTTAGCTACAGCCCCAGAAGGCGTGGCCGCATTTACACTAATGAGCATTTCATCGAGACCATCACAAGGGTTCAGGTCTTCAAAAACGCGCACCTCATTTCGACTCATCCAGCCATCAGTAATCGCGTAGTGGTACAAAGCGGCACGTTCTTTCGGCGTACCACGTAGCAAACCAGCCAGATTGAATTTTACGTAGTAGCCTGCGGCCCGCTCCTGACGAGTAAATATTCGGCGATTTAGCTCCTGCTCCCAGTTAACTACCCAGGGCATGACTGAAAACCTGACGAACTGAATAGACTGTTCGGAGATATTGGAGTACGTAGCCGCTTCAAGGTCATTAATCATGTGTGCCGGCACGTTAAAAATCCCGGCGATAATGGACCGATTAAGCTTCATCATATCGATTAACTGAGCGTCAACGGGTGATACTGTCAGGGCCTTATAATCAAGATCTGCAGGAAGTAAAAGCGTCTTATTCTCCTGGCCTTTGAGTGCGGCGGCGGCCTGCTTCCAGACCGATTTTAAACGGTTCCAGGACGCATCTTTAATCTCATTTTTTACTGTCACTATCCCTGCTGGCCGCGCATTACCATTAAAGAAACTTTCCGTATATGCCTGCCCAGAAAGACCTAATCCAATTGTCTGCGCATGCTGCATGATCGGAGAAAGTCCATACTTGTAATCATTTCCTAATGCCCGGATGTGGATCATGTCATCCATTTGCACAGCCCAGGAACCATCCTCCGTATAAACCCCGTACACATACCGCGTACCGTTGCGAACAAGCGAGGTTTCCCACGGCATCCGATGAGCCAACTGGGTAACTTCGCCCCGCCTGCTTCGTATGACTTCGGTATAACCGTTTCCCCAGCCCAGGATATGACGCTGTTTAAGCTCCCGCCATTTGTAGGACGTTTCCCAGGCGTTGGGTTCATCGTGAATAAGATAAAAGGCCGGGTGATCTGTTGCTGCCTCTATATTCCTGCCGGTCTTACGAAGGACGCGCACCGGCATCTGCGCAATACTCGACGAGAGGACATAAATACACGCATAAACAGCAGCAAGTTTCATCGCTGTTTCAGGAGATACATAAACGCCACTGAGTAGGCCGCTTACCGCATCTATGGTCTCGCCGTTCAACGGCACATTAGGGTTTTCAAGTGAGCCGGGGCCGCTGTTTATATCAGCATCGGATCTAAAAAAGGCATCCAGAAGCATCATTGCCCCCTTTTACGCGCCAGCGCCAGACCAGTAATCAGCATTCCTGAACCAGCAACAGCAAGGCCAGCAACAATCCCCCAGCGAAGATAAGCCGCAGCAATGAGCATTCCAAAGCCAACAAGCCCCAGGTAATCGTGTAGTTTCATAAAAAAAGTAAATCCTCATCAGGATCGAGATTTGCGAGAAAATCGGTAGGTTCATGCAATATGGCGCGTCCAATCGCCATTATTAGCGCTACAGCTCCGTCAATCTTGTTTTCTGACTGCTCTTTGATGGGTCGAACAACGTCATCATTTCCGGGAAGTGTTTTGCCTACAACATTACTGATACACCAGCTCAGTATTGGATTTCCGTCATGGTGAAATCGCCCGGATTCTATAGCCGCTTCCAGCTCCTTCATGGGATCCGACATACTGGTGTAATTCTGGATGATGGTAATGGGATTAAGCCCTTCATCCTCCAGATCGTGGGATAATCCTGTAGCACCAGACGGATCGATGGGGGACTCTGTAACCGGGTTTAGCCGATTGGCCGCTTTGGCCTCTTCCAGGATATACCGATAATCCACCTCCGCGCCGTCAGTGACGGTCAGCAGCCCCATTTCTACCCACTTCTGAAATCGTTCAGCTGTTCGCCTGTCCTCATTTTTTTCAGTACTGTAAACCGTGTCATACGGCACCCAAAACTTAGGCGAGACACTGTAGAAATGACGCTTCCCGTCAATTTCTCGCGTAAACAACCGCGCCATGCTGTTGAGATCGAGTTTCCGCGCAAGGTCAAAAGAAAGAATGCAGGGTTGTCCCTCAAACATCTCAAGAGTAAGGGTTTTGTCCTCGCATTTTTGCCAGCTAATAAGGTTGTAATAAGCAGCCCTTGCAGCAACCCACACATTAAGATGTTTCGTCTTAAAAATGCTGGCCTGCCGGGCATTGTTTATTGCTCGCTGTTGCTGGCTCAGGAGGAAATCACGATAAACCGATACGCCCATATTGGGATTGGCTTTCGCCAGCACTGCCGGAGAAGTCCAATCATCGCCCTCATCTATCGTATAAATCACGCCAAAAAGCTCATCGTTCGGCACAGAGCCGCTTAGCATTTCAATTACTTCACGGCGCTTGTCATAACACGGGCCTTCGATATTGAAGCCCGCTGTAGTGATAGCCCACATCAGAGGCTGACGACGCGCCCCCATACCAGTAAGCATTGTGGTATAGAGCGCATCGGTCTGGTGCTCATGGTACTCATCGACGATGGCGCAGTGAGGCGAGGAGCCATCGCCAGGATTGCCTATCAATGGCTCAAAACGAGCGCCATCTTCAGGCCGGTTTAAGTTTGAGGCATTGACTTCTATTCCGAATGCCTCAACCAGCATCGGGGTACGTTTACACATTATTCGGGCGGGGCGGAAAACCTCCCATGCCTGCTTTTCGGTCGTTGCGCCAGAGTAAACCTCAGCGCCAAATTCTGAATCGCATGTAAAGCAAAACAGCGCTACCCCAGCTGATATGGCTGATTTACCGTTTTTCCGTGGAATCTCGGTATAAACTTCACGGAAGCGGCGCAATTTGGATCCTTTATGAACCCAACCAAAAGCACAGCAGACGATGAACAATTGCCAGGGTTCAAGCGTTATAGGCATACGCTTAAACGCCCACTCACCCTTTGTGTGAGGCAATAGCTGGATAAACTTCGCCGCCTTTTCGGCACGGTCTTTATCAAACCGAAACCGAAATTTTTTACTCTTCTCGACGGCCAAATCGTCAATATGGCGCTGGCAAGCCTGAATGACATAGCTACAAGCCGGAATCTTCCCCCTGACCACATCGCGGGCATACTGATTCGCGGCATTGACGCTAGGGTAAGTTTTACGACTCATGAGTTAATCATCTTGATAAAGGGGTTATCTGTCTTTTTGGCACTTGGGCCAATAAGACGCTGGCGACTTGAAGGATCAAGCCCCAGCAGACTACCGAACGTGACAATTTGCCGCATAGCTTCATTGGCCGCCGTCAACGCAGGGTTCTTCTTTGGCCCACTTTCAGAAGCAACAGTGATCCCATACAGCACCACTTCTTTTTGGGCCTCATGCCAGTTTCTGAATGCAGTGCAAAAGAGCACAACATTATGTAGATCAGTCACACAGAGCACCCCAGCAGTGCATAACTCTTTCATCACTGTGTCCCACATCTGGCGCTGAACATCATCAAACCACTCTGGCGGCTCAGCTTTTGTTACGGGCGTGAAGCTGGGTTCATCTTTATTCAGCGCACGTTTGCCGGGATTGCCAGCAAGTGCCTTTTTGGCCGTTGGCTTAGGCTTTCTCCCCCTTCCAGGCACTGTAGATTTCCCGGTCATGGGCATTTCCTGAATTTTTTAATTTCGCGGGTGCAAAAAATCGTTGGGGCGGGCAGTCAATTAGGGCTTTGGTCCTGGTGATTTTTATACCCCCCTACCCAGTCTCGGAGCCGCACGCACCATCTTTGATAGTCATGACCTATCATCATTTGAGGCGTTCTCTGGCCGTTTTGGCGCGATGGTGATCCGTGCAGATGCATTCGAGATTGCTTAGCGCATCCGTTCCACCGTGCGCTTTAGCAATCACATGGTCAACACTTGAGCCGGGGCGATAAATACCTTCTCGCTTACACTGCTGGCACAGCCCTTTGTCACGCCTCACCACCTGATTACGTAGCTTGCGCCACTCTGCGCCATAGCCTCGCTCAGTGGCGCTCTGGCCTTTAGAATAGTTTTTCCATCCCTGCCCAACGTGCTTATCGCAGTAGCCGGAAGGATCGACAGTGACAAATCGGCAACCTCGCACACGACAAGCCTTTTTGATTCTTGGGGGCATAAGCACACTCTTATTTAGTGAAGAAGAAACAGCGCTTTTTCAGCAGCGCGGCGTTTGACCAGTCCAGGCTGCAAAACGTTTTTGGCAAATACCCAGCGCCCGAACTGGTCAGCAGCGGCAGTAAAGCTGCCCGCGTTCAGCCGGGTCAGCAGCGTAGACGAGGCCAGATTGCCCCTGCCCAGGTTGAAGGTGAAGCTCACCAGCGCGTCAAACTGATGCTGGTTTAGCTCAACTTTCACCAGACTTTTTACTGCGTTTTCTGCATCCACCACGTCAGTTATTAGCCAGGCTTCGGCCTGTGCGGCTGTGCAGGTGTCGCCCTCCTTTACGCGAGCAGTGTGGCCGTAACCAATCGTCCATACGCCAGCCGGGCAGAGATACGCTTCAGTCCGCAATCCTTCGAACTGCTTAATCAGGTCGAGGCCAGTTTGACTCACGTTCACTTTTATTCCCCTTCACCAGATGACCGACATTGCCCCGCGCACGCCAGATGGCCATGCACAGCAGGAGGTTTATCAGAACCTCTGTCCAGTCGGTGTAAAAGTATTCGCCGGTCAACACCCGGATAGTGACCGAAGCAGTAGCTACGGCGAGCAACCAGGCCAGCCAGCCCATTAAGCGGTTATGTTTTGCTTTGCCGCGCCGGAACGTCAGCAGCCGCATAGATGTGATGGCACAGATAATGGCGTTGGTATTCAACATCAACCATTCGTAGTGCTGTCCGATCCATCCAATCGGATCACTAATGAAACTCATGAAGCCATTCAGGAAATTCATCAGCCACCCCCGCGAAATCTGGATAACATCGACGGGCCATCTTTGCTGCTGATTGCCATCAGGATTCGGACAACTGCCGCCGAAGCCACCAGCGCCCCGATGGGCATATCCACTGCTGTGTTATGCGGTGTTACTGCTTCAATCAGGCTTGCAGTAAACGGTGCGGCCACCAGCCCAATAGCGAAGGACAGCGCACCGAGGAAAAGACGCCACCAGATTTTGAAATCACTGGCTGACGCAACAAAAATTGCAGCACCGGCAAACGCGCCAATGACAGTCGGGCCGTCAAGCGGGCCGAACAAACTAACAAGGGTTATGCCGGTTACTGCTGCCGTAGTCGCGCCAGCGCCGGTAACGGGTTCGGCCACATTAATTACTCCAGAAATGAAAAAGCCCACATGCGCGGGCTTTTAAATATTTATTTAATTTGTTATTTCTGATTTTAAGCCTGAACGTCAGGCACTGGCTCATTTACATCAGCAGCGGCGGCCTGATCCTGCCCGTTATCTTCGGAATGCTTGTATTGCAGATTGTCTACGTACTTTTGAACAATCGCTTTTGCCGCTTTCTGGTCTTCTTCCACAATCTGCGCGGCCAGTGTTTGAACAAGATCGGTCTCTTCGGCAGTAGCTGCTGCCTGTAATGGTGCGAAGTAGTCACCGCAGGCAGCCTGAACTGCATCAGCATTGTGCAGCGTGATATGCGTCAGAACTTCATTTGCAGCAGCGGCGGCATCATCTGGCGTTACGCCGGTATAGACTTTGCTCACAAGAAGCGACACAACAGCATCAGAACGCAGCGCCTTTAAAGCGCTTTTCTGTAAGGTTGAGGTTAATGACATTGGTTTGTCCTCTTTGGGTTTGATGAACAGGCTTAACAGCCTTCTGATAAAACTCACGGGTTATCCCTTTTTCAGGGCACAAAAAAACCGCAATTAAGCGGCATTCTTTCGGTTAATGATGGCTATCGGCTATATGAAGCCCGTTTCGACTCAAGCCCTTTAAGGTATGGCTCAGCCTCCACCAGCTCTTTCATAATATTTGTTTGCTTATCCACCTCTAAGGCAATATCCAGAATTGCATCCAGTTCCTTCTTAAACACCTCAACGGATCCTGGAGTTATATTCTCAGGGCCGGAAGCGCCATAAAAGGTCATTTCTGAAAATTGATCCCAGAGACGGCTTCGGATTGCATTCCCTGACTTGCAGAGTTCAGTAATATTTTGGCTTGCCTCAGTGTAACGGCCAATTGCGTCATAATTCTTGTTCATAACACCCCTTAAATAATTAAATATTTATTTAAAAACTTGTCACTTTTGGTCATAAGCAGCACATATCAACCTTCTTTCTTATCAGCTCGCTCATTAACAGTCGCAAGCCATCCCACTACTTCATCATGCGATTTAAGTGCATTGGTAAGTAATAATTTGATTTCGTTCATGGCGCTGTCTGTTACAGATTGATGGTGATAAAAGCGTATGTCTGCAATCGCCTTCTCTGCCCTTTCCAGGTCTTCGAGCATTGAAGTCCGAAGCTCAGAAATTCGCGCCTGCGCATCTGGATACTGACTGACTGCTTCATAGTTCTTAATCACAGCACACCTTTAATTAAAGATTTATTTACTGAGTCGTGTTTTTTCTGCCTGCTGGATAGCGTACAGCTTGCCGTTCGCTTCATCCAGCGCACTCAATAGCGGGTCTATCCAAAGCACTGCCTGACGGTATGTCAGTTTGCAGGCGGTAACGGTGCGATTACCAGACTCGTTAGCGTTTTCGGAAGTTCCTCGCACTGCTGCGGCACGTAAACGCTTCGCGTAGTCGAGCAACCCGCAAGCAACAGAATTATCAATAAGCTCATCAGCAGCCTTAACCCTGACCAGCTTTTCACGGTATATGACAACACGTTTTTCACTCTCCATAGTGGTTGTTTGCGTCTGGCGCTCTGTCGCTGCGGCTATCTCATTAAATCGCTGGAAGGTTAATGCCCGCTGAGCAATCACCCTAGACTGAAGGTCATTGTCACTTTGCAGTTGACTAGACCTGGATTCAGCCGCCGTTGCTCTGCTGTGAAAAATAACCACCAGCACACATAACCCAGCCACCAGCCCAATGAGTGATACGCACAGCCATAACCTGAACGCCTTAAATAGTCCAAACACTGCATATCTCCACAGTAAAAAGCCCCGCTGCAAGGCGAGGCTTTAGCCGATACGTAGATGTTGGCGTGGGTCATGGCTCAACCGGCGCACGTAAAGGTTTCCGTTGAGGCGTGGCACACGCCAACATCTACGGATCGGGTTTTGAATAAAATAAGTCTTTAAGAATGTTGTAACTAGCTCGCCCATTCCAAATAAAAAGCCCGCACTGAGTAAGTACGGGCTTTCATAGAAGCTGTGAGGAATCAGGTCGCGGACAAACGCCCTTCACTCTGGGCGCGACTTCGTCACGTTAATAAAAACACTAAAGTAAAAGCTCACCTAATTCAAACGAAAAATCGCCTATTGAAAAGCCCGGCGCTTATATTTTGATAAATATCAAAATAATTAACCCATACATCGCTTCAATTTGAATTAAAGAAAGATTTCCTATTTAATCCGAATTGAAGCGGTTAATTCAAAATGGAGCGATTCGGGCAACAGGTTCATTTCCGTGTCCGGTCACAATTGAGCGAGAGGCTACAATAATGAAAGTTAACCACGTCGATTACCTGGTATTAGGCGGTGCTAATCACGGCGAAATCTACAACGGGGAAAGAAGGGAAACTTTAACTTTGCGCTCCAGAGAAGCTATTCGGTCTTTGCCACCCTTCTGTGCCCCTGTATCTGAAGCCATGACGGTAATACCACCCGCAGTAACCTATAAAGTTCATGAGCATCAGGGGCTGGACGGGAAACGCTACCTGATTGCTACGAATCAGCCACTGACAGATTTCGATATAGACAATGAAATAAGGAAAGCAGGCATTGCGCCCACAGACTGATCTTTAATTATTTAATTAAATAACTAAAGCGATAGCGCCAGTGTCAGCGGGCCATAAGTGCGCCAGCAATCAGAATCGCCTTCACAAATGCATTCCGTAACTGGCGCTTTATCTCCGCACTTCCTGCAATGCCCCACCAGCAATAGTTGCTCCTGATAACGCACAAAATCCTGACGAAGCAGTAAACCAATATACTCTGACGGCGTATAGGCACTACGCCCCGGCCTTCGGGCTGCTGCAAGCTGACTCAGCATATCAATTTCAGCAGCATCAAGACGAAGCTCATAGCGCTTAACACCGGCTTTCCTGTCCCGCTCCCGCTGGCAGGCTTTGCGATCAGCACTCATATCAGCCTCAGTAGTTAAAGCGCTTAACAACGAGAACCAGCAACGCAATCAGAGCCAGCACACCAACAAGACCAGCAGCAACTTTAACCATCAACATGATTATCTCTCCTATCAACACCCACCAAACGGATCGCCGTTCGTCATGCAGGACGGACACTCACAACCTTCCCAGTAGTACGGAAAGGCACTATCCAGAAGTACATACCAGCGACGGTGCCGGTCACACCAGAAACATTCCCACGGTAATTTATACTCGCGCATCAGTCCACGAATCATCGCCGGGATTGTCTCTGACGGTAACTCCTCTGGTAACAGCTTGCCGGACAACTCCCTTTCCATTCGTGAGAGTTGCGCCCCCATAGCGCTTACTTCTCGCTTAAGGCGGCTGTTCTCCTCCTGCAACTCAGACTTAGTTGGCATCGCTTATCCGGCATTCTTCAAATCGCGCAACGTAACGCCATTCAAAGCATTAACCACCAGCTGCGGGGCTTTGTTTGAAGACAGGCAGGCAAGCGTATCAGCAACAGAAATCCTCGCCAGGCTTCGTGCGGGCATGTATCCACCACCAGGGCCGCGAAGTGATTCGATTAATCCCGCACTGCGCAGACACCGAATAATCTGCTCTATATAGCTAATAGAAATGCCGGTAGCTTCAGACAAATCATGGGCTGTACAAACGTCCAGCTCATCAAGACTTATCATGATTCTTAAGGCATTAATCTGTTTGTTAGTTAACATCACCCCCCCAAGCGACACGGCGATCAAATAAATATTTAAATAATTAAATGCTCATGGCCGCGTGTTAGCATTCAGGCGTTGCGCTTCTGCAATGTTGCGCAGGATGGAGGCGCGGCAGGCGTTAAAACCGTTGGCAAATCCCACATCGAAAACATCCTCATTGCCGCGAGTCACTTCACCCGGCACCAGCTCCGCCAAGCTAACGGCGGGCGCGGGGCGGTCGAATAGAGGTGTGACGTGTGGCACTTTGTCGTGCGGGCCTATCTGCCACCAGTTACCCGGGCCGTCCTCGTAAAAGTTGCCAACTGGCTCTTGCTTCTCAAATTCTGCCAACTTCGCCTCTGCTGCTGCCAGTTTCTGAGATAGCATCATCATGCCGTTGTGGTGCGGCTGCTCTGGCGCTGCAATCGGCGGCGTGGTGAATATCGGCAGTGTCTGGTTGTACTCACCTGACTTTGGTTCGGCTGACCAGCTTCCACCTGCACGCTTGCCGCGATATTCTTTCAGCGTTGCTGGATCGATATATCCGATTGGCTTCGCAGTCAGGGCGGCGAGTGCGATTTCATAAATCTGCCTATGCTGCCCAGCACTACCCGCCACCAAAAATTTGAGGAACTGAATCAGCGCCTGCTTCTCTTCTGCGTTCACCGGTCACCCTCCACGCGTTCTGCTGATTTCAACTCTATAATTTCCAGATGCTCAGGGCGTACGCGGCTGACTTTGACTGTCATGCTGCAACAGCTACAAGGGGCAAACTCCAAGTTGAAACCACGACTAACACCGGTGACCACAGCCACTGAACCCGCTGGCATTTTTGCGTAGCCGTTTTCCATTGCGTATAGCGTCTTCACGCGCGAACCTACCCAATCGGCCATGCGCTTTGGTGATTTGATAGCCATCACTTACCATCCTTAACCATTTCAGTAATGGTGATAGGTGAGACACTTTCCAGCAGCAGGCGTGCGCGAGTTCCGGCTATACCACCGCGGCGGCCAGCCTCTTTGTAGTAATACTCTTTGCCGCTAACCACCCACGTTGTGGCGCTTTGGTGCAGCTTGACGCACTTTTCACCGTCTCGCGTGATTACAGTTCCTGTATGGGTTTTAACAGTCATCACTCCGCATCCTCTGCAAGCCTGCCAGTAATCTCGACTTCTGGCGCTTCAACCGCCACATGCGGGTTTGCCCTGGCATCGTGGGGCTGTTCATACATTGCAGCAATATCAGCACGGGCTTTATCGGCATAGTCGCGTGTGAGTTCTTCGGCAGTGGCATTGGGCAGAAATTCAAGCGCTGACAGAACCGCCCCGGAAACATCAGCAACTTCTGAGGGCGTAGCTTTGATAAAACCCGATTTCCATGCTGCCAGTATACGGTTAGCTGCAAAATGAATACCTTCAGCCCGAATGGCGGTTAGCTTCTCTCTGCTTTCTGCTGTTTTGGTTACAGCCGCGTAAGCGTCCCGCTGCTTGCGAAGATTCACTATAATCTGTAAAGCATCAGCGGCCAGCTCGGTAATATCGATATACGAGGAGGCTTCGCGGCCTGCTTCATCCTCCCCATAAATTTCAAATTCCCCGGAATCAATGTCGCTCATTTCCACGGCTGATATTTCGTGCAAAAACCATTCAACGTTTGATCCATAACGTAACTCGCGGTCGTTGTTATCCATCATCATCACCTTTAATTAAAGAATTAAATATTTATTACCGAATCGCATCGTTTATGCTGATTAGCTTCTGCCGCTTCAGGTAGTTCATGGCGTCGTTCGCCATCATCACGCCGGGTGGGTTCGCGTTATTCCTCATCGAGAAAGAAAGACGTTTAATCCACATGGTCAGCTCAGCCACCAGCATTTCATTGTTGAGGCTGTCTGACTGCTTCTCCTCTGGTTGCCGCACAACAGGCGACACAATCACCTCCTGCCCGGATTTAACAGATTCAACCGCTGCAACGCCGGTATTCAGCAAAACGCCCAGCACTGACAAAACATCATCGTTATTGTTGCAACGACAGTCGTTGATAAGCCGCTCAATGGCCGCTGCGGCCATTACCTGTACCTCATGCCTTTCAGGGCATAGCCCCGTTTCGTGATTTACATTGGTCATAACATTATTCCTTTTAAATAATTATTTAATTATTTAACGGCTCGCTAGCTATGAGCCGGATATCGCAACAGCAAAGGCGACAAAAAATGTCAGAATGAAGATGAATAGGGTGCCGCCTACGCATACGGCGATAAATTTCGCCCTACATAATAAAGAATTAAATAATTCAATATTCACACAGAATCCCCAGCCGCTTAGCAAGATATTCAGCAACGAACCGCCGCGCCTTCTCCAGCTTGCGCCGGTAACGGATTAGCGGAATCCCCATCGCAGCAGACTTACCCAACTGTGTCTGAGGATTGCTCCTGAACCGCTTAACGCCATACTCAACACGCAAAACCCCGGCTGATAACTCATCCTGAATCTTCAGAAGCGCTACCGCCCCCTCGACGCTGGTTTCTACCGCGTCATTAGGTGCGCCGCCACCGCCTGAAAACTGGCAGTGCGTCACCATCATCATTTCTAAAATCGAAGCGAAACTACTTCCATATCCATAGCTGTAACCAGCAATCGCCCATCTGGCCCAAAGCTCCAGCAACTGATCCAGATCGCGGCGGTTCACGGTTAAACCTCCGTAATTACGACCGGGTAATGAAACTCCACCAGCTTTTTCTTCGTTTTATATTCGGTAGTTCTCACACCTTTAACGTCGATTACAGCCACCTCTCCAGAGGCATAAAAAACAAGGAAGTCGGCTACATACTTAACGCCACCGGGCAGGTGAAAAGGGGTCTGACGGAGAAATGTCACCACATCGCCTGCCATGACCTGACGCTTTAGCTGTACGTAGTAATTACACTCCTTCATGCTGTCGAATCTGAAGCCGTCCAGCTCACAACGCTTATTGCGGTATTTGTTAGCAGTTGGCGCTTTGAATTTCGTGTAACTCAGTGTCGGGCGGGTTGTCGCTAATTGAGAGGTCAAAACCTATCTCCTCTTTAATGTGATCGGGTATCTGCTCCCATGCATAAGCACACAGAAAAGCATCATCACCGTAGCGCTCACTGAAGCGTGGGCCATTACTCAGAATGGGATGGCGAACAGCTACATCTGACGCCGAACGGCAGGCACCAGGAATAACGCCGCGATGATGGACAGCACATAGACCAAAACCCCGAAAGTGTGCGTTTCGGTCTGTGCTGCCATAGTCGGGATCATGATGAAACTCAGTCCATACAGCCGGGTTTTCAATATCGCGCCCATCAAGACGACAGGCCACGCAGCCCACTTCTGATACGCAGGCACTTATATAAAGTCGCTCTGCCTTAGTTGGCGTTCTTCCGTTCATTTGTGACGAATGCAGTAGCGGTTAAACTGAAAAATTAAATCGGTATAACGGCTCTGCGCCTCTTGATTGGTGTTCAGCTCACTGCGTGAAGCTATACCGCAACGGCGGCGAAGGGCTATAGCAGCTTCTGCCTCATTAGTTACGGTGTCACCTGTGCAGGTAAGGAATTGCCAGAATCGAGGCATCTGGCAGAAACGTACCGCCCCCTTAACAAGCTGCTGCATGGCGAAGTCTCCCGTTACGTCTCATCTCCGCAACTAAACAACGTGAGAAAGCCTCCTCCGGCGTGCAATACATCTTTCTCTTTGCTTCCGTTCCGCATTTGCCCGGACTCGACGTGACAAAAATAAACTGATCGTCGATTCCAACACGGCCAGACAACAGCACTCTGGGCAGAACGCCAGGAAGCACACAGAAAAACGCGCCCCGCGCCCTTAACAGCGCTATTTCTTCCTCCCGAACAATGCCAGTAAATACAGTAAGCAGTTCAGGCCCGGCACCAGCAGCCGTCGCCGTGCGTATCGTGTTCAGCGATGCGCCTTCTTTACGGGATGAAAAGGTGATTTTGTGCAAACGGTAGTCAGGTTTGATGGCACGTTCCATTAGCGCAATCAGTGAGTTTTGCGCAGGTAAGTCGCTACCCATAAAGGCTAAAATCATCATGACGCTAAAGCCCTCAGATTTTCACGGCGGGTTACTGCAATGGTTTCGTGAATGAGATTTATATCGGACGGGTTTTTACCCAGTGAAGAGAGTTTTTCGAGGGCGCTACGAACTTCTCCAACTGTGACATTCGTAGTTTTCCAGCGGCACAAAATTAATTCAGTCTGCTTTTCGTCAACTTCAAAGCGAAGAGTCTGCTCTTCAAATATTTTTTTTAGCTTAGATAGATTGTTGACAAGAATGTTATTGCGCTGACGGCGTTTACAGAGAACCCGTGCCTTGCTTTTCTCAGCTCGCTTGCTTAACAACAGATGAAAATCCACTTCATCGCTAAGTTTTTCTAACAAAGTCATCATCATATCTGCTCTTGGATAACGATCACCACGGCAATAAGCAGATAATGTGGTGGCATTGACACCCAGTTTTCTCGCCGCAGATGCTATTGATCTTTCGCTTTCAACCCATTGCTGGAGACTGATCTTCATAACCACACCTCGAATTAACAACACATAACGAAGTTACAGAAAATTCATATTGTGTGTCAACTCAAATTGAAGTAGTTAATTCAATTTGTAGCGGTTTTTTTTCACAGCTAGGATAAAATTTGCCACCCAAAATGCGAACATTTCACGGTTAACTAAATGACAATCCAAACGCCAGAAATCATAGGGAAAAGAATTAAAGCGGCGAGACAACAAAAGGGCATAACAATCAAAGATTTATCTTTGTTAGTTAATTTGGCTCCATCCTCTATCCAGAACTATGAATCGGGGATCCGCCAACCTTCGCTTGACACACTCAAAGTTCTTGCAAAAGCTTTAGAGTGCTCTGCCGTTTGGCTTAGCACTCTTTCTGACATAAATGAGGGTGCTGAAAATTACTGCTACAGCCTGATAAATCCAGTTGTACCCGGCAGACCGCCATTAGAGGTTGATTCGGTGATGTTTTCTGCAAAGCACATCGAAGCTCACGGGGCCTCTCCTGCTCTGACAAAATTAATTAAGGTTACAGATGATTACTTATTTCCCGATATTAGAGAAGGGGATGAAGTTTTAGTTAATACCGGCGATAAAAATATATCAGTCAAGGCTGATTTTTTTTGTTTCTCCGATGCTGCCCAGAAACCAATAGTTAGATGGGCACGCAGAGATATAGGACAAGAAGGTTTTCATGTTTATTCGAATAACAATACTCACTCTCCCGAAGTATTTATTTCAGATAATACATGTACAGTTTTCATAATCGGAAAAGTAATCAGTCTTGTCAGATGGGTATAAGTAATGAGTTTGCTCCTCAAGGGTGAAGCATATCACCGATATGTAATCTCTATGAGGTGGAAAATGGAAGAAAACCTTTATCAGGTTATCGTTAATATCGATGCAATCGAAGCCTACTGTGATGCACTAGATTGCTTTCTTAACGACGCTCATACTCTACAAAATTTACTACCATCAGCGTTTACCTTGACTGTGGTTCAACACGAAAAGATAGCCAGCCTCACGACAGCATATGAGGCTTTATCTTTGCTTGATGATGCAACTACCTTATCTTTTCTTCTCAAAATAGCCAACCTAAACGTAGCCATAAATGCGATTCTGAATCAGTACGCAGAAGACAAAAGTGATATTCATATCAATAGCTTAAGAAGCATTAATGCTGACATCCTCTCTTTTCTGAATGAGTTCAGGGAATGCGTCGGATAGTGTCCAGGCGAAGGGCGGGCAACCGCCCAATCTTTAATTAAATAATTATTTACTGGTTTTGCGAGGTGATGTAAACTCCCTCAAAACGTTAATTCTTTAATTATTTATCAGGAGGGAATCTTAATGACGCTATCCATAGCTCTAATTGGAGGCAAGGGCGGGGTGACTAAATCAACAATCGCCCGCGCACTTGGCGTTGCATATGCTGCGGCTGATTGGCGTGTGCTGGGTGCCGATTTAGAACTAGGCCAGGCCACTATCAGAAAATGGGCTAAGCGGCGTGAAGAAGCAGGTTTTTTACCATCTGTGCCCGTTCAGTCCTTCGGTGCAGTATCAATGGCCGCGAAAGAAGTTAAAAACGGTTCATGGGACATCGTCATTCTTGACTGCCCGGCTTTCGCGTCAAAGTCGTCAATTGAAGTCGCAGAACTGGCTGACATGGTTGTACTGCCTACCCGCTTTTCTATTGATGATATGGAAAGTACCGCCGAAACGGCAAACTCACTGGTTGTAGCGGGCGTTCAACCAGAGAAAATAGCAATCGTGTTTTCAGGGGTAGCGGAAGCAAGATCCAGTGCAGAACGTGAGCGAGATAACGAAGACGCACGCGCATATTTCAGTACAACACCCTATTTTGTGATTGATGGCTACATCCCCCACCAGAAAGCCCTTAGCACAGCTCAGGATGTGGGAAGAACTATTACCGAATGTCAGTACAAAGGGCCACGAGAGAAAGCAGATCGTGTGATCCAGGGCATCATTTCACGTTTCGAAAGCATTACAGAGGACAAGTAATCATGGCATCACCTAAAAGACCACCACGCACTGCACCAACCATCGAACAAACAGCATCAGCAGTGCAGGCCACCAGCAGAGGGGCCAGAGAATCGAAAGGCGGAAAAGCCATGAATTTCAATGTTGATCCTGAGTTTTTTACAGAATATAAATCGTTCGCATCAATGAACAACCTGTCTATGAAACAGCTACTTGAAAATAGTTTCATGGAATACAAACGTAATCACAGTTGATTGTGACCGGACACGAAGCCCACTAAGTGGGCTTTTAGTTACGATATAAATAATATCCAAGTGTTTATGCAAGCATGTTGTTAATCAATCGACCATACCTAATTTGCACTTTATCTTTGGTGATTCATCCTCTCCTAAAATTTGGGACTGTACCGTAATTTTTCCGCTTTTCCATACGGAAATATAGATATGTCCCTTAGGCATTGAAAAGGTGAAAGTTTCACCTATTGCAATGAAGTCTTTATCAGAGAAAAAATCGTCTTCGTTCGTGACCTCTGGAATTAAAGAGGTCAACTCACCATTATAAATAGATTCGGGTTTATTTATTAATAGGGTTCCATTGAATTTTGTATTCAAGTCATATCCCACATGATTTAAAACGATTGTTCCATCGAAAGAATTTTTAGGGCATATAATCGAAAAAGCGCTAGACAAATTACCGTCCTTACGTGCTGCACTATCGATTAAGTTGACGATGGTAGTTGATAATTCTTTTTGTTCTTTATTTGTGGCTGAATGGGAAAATATAGATACTGTCGATAGCGAAAAAAGTAATATAAGTTTATATAGTCCGTTCACAATCGTTCCTTTTATCTTGTAATAAGCTTATTAGCCCGGTAAAGATAAGCATATTGTTATCAACAAAAGGTCTACGAACCGCAAATTTATTTGAAGCAGCAAAAGCCCGCAATTAGCGGGCTTTTTTATGTCAGCTCAAAATCGTCATCGAACAGGTGCGCGGTTATGGCGACTCTGTCAGCAGTGAGCGTGTACCTTATTCCCTCAGCAAGTGAGACAGGGCGATCAAACTCCAGCATGAAACAGTAATCGTACGTGCGGCCAAACCAGTAGCCGCCGCCACTCTCTCGGCTACGCTGAAAAAACACCCAACCCCCAGGCTGGTAACTCTCCAGCCGTTCGCCCCTGTAAACCACCTGATAATTGACGTCGCGTCCCATGATTCCCCTGTTTAAAAAATACTGTGTATTTAAACAGTATTACTGAAAAGGGAAAGCGGTCAAGTGGGGGCTTGCCGGACATAAAAAAGCCTGCTAATCGCGGGCTTTGCTGGCTTAAAAATAGAGCATCGCAGACTCGACTCCGCACGCTTTGGCGTAGCGGGCGACCGTGTCGACACTGGCCGACGTTATATTTTTTTCCATCCGGGACACAGTAGGCGGCTTAACCCCCATGCGCTCGGCGACTTGTGCGCTCGTCAGTCCGGCATGTTTGCGCCACTCCAGCAAAAGCGCCTGTAGGCGCTCTTTCCGTTCTTCGGCTTCGTATGCGGCGCGATATTTATCATCGCGCATCATTTCGGCATGGATCTCTTTATGTGTTCTGTACTTCACGTTTCATTTCCTCCAGTCGCTGCCAGGCTGTTTCGATTTCGGCGGGGGGCGTTTTCGGCGACTTTTTAATGAAAATCCTCAGCATATAGATTTTTTGGCCCGCCTGATAAACCCACAGCCCCCGCGATATATCTCCGCCCATTGTTCGCACTTCGAAAAGACCACCGCCTAACGACTTCGTGTGCGGCTCCCGTAACAGTCGGGGATCGGCTTCCAGTTTTGTGACCAGCTTGTCGAACTTCACGCGGATGGCCACGGGCAAACTTTTTAACTCTGCTTCCGCTTCGTCGTGGTAAATAACATCAAACAATTGGCGTCCCTCCCTGAAACGAACATTAGCCTAAAGGCTATCATAGCGCAAGGGCTAATATTCATTCAGTACGTACTCTATTTAACATATTGTATGTAACGCGCATCACCCGACCGGCACTCGCAGCCGGAATGCTTCCAACACGGTAAAAGGATCGATTATCCTGGTCGGAAACAGCCCTGTTTTATGTTGCTGATTTGTTAATGCGAGCAAGATTCATATTTGGCGTCGATTTTTTATCGAAGTGCGTGTTTTGGTCAGTTTGGGGTATTATTCTCAGCGGAACGAAAACTCACGTTATTTATTTCAGAAAGTTCTATTCTGAATCTCAAAAGGCACATTTTCTAATATAGGGATGCTGGGGCGATATTTCCGACCAGATGCGGCAGTTCTGCTGCTTGTGTCCCGGCTCCTTTTTAGCCCTTTCCTTTGCTAAGCCATACGGCCTTACAGGCGACTAATTTGCTTATCTAAGCCCTTTGCCCCGGTGAGCGGGCGAAACGGCGCGTAGCGACGTTACGTGCGTGATTTCCGGGGTCTTAGGCGAACGGCGCGATAGCGGTGTTGGCCTTAGAGGCTTAGTTACACCATTCCCATTGCCCCATGTGGAACATGGGGTGCTATTTCATAGGCGCTTGCGCCGCAGGCTGTTCAGTTATCCACTTACTAAAGGGGATAACAGTAATGTTTTTAATATTGGTTTCTCTTTTAAGTTTTTTTAAAAGAGAAACCAACAGAGTATTTGCACGGCTTCGCTTGCACTTGCATGTAACTTACGCACAGGGAATACCTGGCTTATGCGCGGAGAAGAAAAATGCATAGCCAAAAATATTGATGTAGAACGAGCAGCCGGCGGTGCTGGCCAGCTGCTGCAGTTGGATTCCGGCAACTCTATGAACCCATATTTTTTAGTAGCTTAGGTTGTTTAGGGTGGGCAAGAAGATAGTGAAAAAATTTGAATTATGACTGTGGCGCTTGGGGGGCTACCTCTGGCAGCTCTGCCGCCAGATTGCGGTTAAAATGATACCAGCTAGCAAAGGGCGTGCGGAATCACCGCCAGCTAAGGCGGTAGGTGAGGCTATCAGGCAAGGGTTGGAGGAGAGTAATAATCTAACTTGCGTTGGCGGGCGGTTTCACGCTTTGCTTTCATCCGGGCTAACCCGGCTTCAGCTTTACGCTTCCAGTTTGCCACCCGGATCGAGATCAGACGAGCGTCCCATGAGGCAATGACTTCTTCTGGCGGGGCTTCCAGTAAACGCGCACGTTCTCTGTAAACTTGCTTAAGCGGTATGCCCAGTGCAGCAAAAAAATCTTCTGTCACCTCAATATTTTTACAGGCACAGCGTGCATCGTAAGGATTAAAAGGGGCTTTTTCGGTAATGATCAGATTAAGCCATTGAAGGCGATCGCAACCCCGGCTTGCTCTTGAAGTCTGCTTACGACCCGTATCACTACGTGTTATGAGTCCAGCCCGTTCGGCCAGCGTTTCAAGATTGTGTCTGGTCTGCCAATCCCGCAAATCGAGATCGTCCAGAATAGCTAAGGCCAACTCACAAAGCGCATCCAGCCCAAACTGGTTTGCCTCATTGACCCAATAGCGTGACAGCCTGATTCTGCGTCGAAATTCATTTCTGATTTTCTGACGACCGGCAGTTGTTGCGAGTGTGCGTATCCACCGGCTCAGAAAGCGGCGGCGTTTGCGCGAAGCAACGTTATAGCAGGGGGTTTGCTTTGGTATGCCCGCAGGAGAGCATGAAAGTTTTAGGCTATCAGACATGTCCTCCTGCGCTTATTCTGCGCAGAAAGAGCATATACGGAATGTGTTGAGTTTTTCCGGGCATTAGTTATACTCCCCTTCAGGTAGCAGAATACCTGAAGGTTGTTGTGATAGCCCCGTTAATCTTTCCTCGCCGGCCAAAGTGAAGAGAAGATTATCGGGGTTTTTCCTTTTCTGGCTCCAAATAATTTTTTAGAACCAGCCCCGGCCACTTAACGGTGTGGCCAACCATGAAATTTTCAGAGACAAAGCTAATTACTGATATGCTTTAGCACATCCCGACACATAATTTCACTTCAAAGTGAAGTGTCACCACAGATACGAAATATAACCCTAAAGCACACGAAGATCCACCAGCAAACAAGCCTTAGTCCTTCGTTTCGGTTAGATTTTGCTCTTTAAGCAGTAACTGCCTGATACTCAAGCCCCGTATCATCCTTCAGATTCCACAAGCGAACAAGCAAAAGATCCTGGATCCTTGAAAGGATCCAAAGATTTTACGCTATCGGCTTCTCCGGCCAGACAATCGCGTTATATCCCGCCTCATCGTTGACGCTGCTGAGATCCAGCTTTCGCAGCACTTTGGCGTATTTCGTCCACTCGATAAGGCTGGCTTTGTCGTCATCGTCGAGAATGCCTGCGCTTTCTTCTCTTTCCCACGCGGTCATGGTGGCGTTCGCAGCGGTGAGCAGGCTTTGACGTTGTGCTTCAGCTCTGGCCTGCCAGTCGATTACCGGGTCGGTCAGAACAGGCTTACCAGTGCCGTCCGGGGTAATGACCTTACCGTTTGCCTGACCATTGAGCAGAGTCTGGTATTGCTCATCCGAGACAGCGACGGCATCGTCAGGCCAGCCGTCAGGAGAGGACTTATAATCATCTTCCAGCTCAGAGTGATAAAAGCCGTTATTTTTCGCACTGTAATAAATAGTATCCATATTCTCACCAGCCTATAGCTTCCCAATACGCTCCGTTATTGTCCTGACCACATAAAAAACCAGCCTGCGTAACATTGCCTGCGGTTGCATAGTTATCTGAATAAACTGTGACACCATTATCTACAGCAGTTACCTGCACGTTGGCGCAGGCATTTGGAAACGTGATTGGAAAATTAACTTGGTAATGTCCGCGAGTTCCGGCATTTATCGAACCCCACTGACGGATGCGGCCAGTAGCGGAATTCTTTTCCCAGCCGCCCGCCAGATTAGCCGTTGCTGTTGTCACTGCGCCCGTCGCGCCGTTAACGCTCGTTACCGGATAAGGAGGCGGATTATTTTCGTAATACATAGCCCCCTCATCTGATGAGTCAACGGTCAGCCTGAGTTTCCCGTCAGCTCCCCAGCCAAGATAAATTTTATTAGAACCCTGGTTTGCTCCCCCGCCCTGCTGAACGGCCACCCAGTTACCAACGTTTCCCAGACCTACATCTGATTTACCCAGGCTTACCGCACCTGTTTTACTGTTTACGCTGGTTACAGGATAAGGCGGTGGATTATTGTTGTAGAACAGCTCGCCCATTTGAGTAGAGTCTATCTGGAGAAGAGCTTTTTTGCCGTCCCAGCCTACATAGACCTTATTATCTTTCATGCCGGTGCCACCGCCCTGCTGTACAGCAACCCAGTTACCGACCTTATCAAGCGCAAGGGCTTCCCGGGCTTTGGCAGAGTCAGTCAGATCGGACAGGTTTTTATCTTTCTGCAGCGCACCGCTAACGCGGCTGTCGTCTTCTGCAAGAAACAGGACTTTCAGCGCCGTTAGTAGCTGATTAAGTTCACCTTTTTTTAGTGTTATATTCGCGGCCTCAATAACGGCGCAAACCTCTTCCTGAAGCGCATCAAACATGTCTGCATTAAGGTCTGTAGACTGCCTGCCAGTTGACGGATCGCCATCTGTGAAGCCGTTTTTACCCTGCCCAAATTTGTCTTTCTGAGCCGTACTGGTGTCAATTCGATGCATTTTTTTTGTACTCCGTCACTTCATCCTGCCCGTCGTATGCAAAAACAACTACGGTGTGCGACGGGCAAAGCTTGTCTATTACGCACTCAACAACGGTGTCGCCCCACGTTCGGAGCGCTTCGTTACACTTGCTGCGACACGTCATGCGCTTTACGTTCGCATTTTCTGGAATGTTGACTTTCCAGTAATAGCGCCAGTATTCGCCCCAATCCGCATCAGGGGATTTGTCATCGTTTTGGTACTGCGTGATTGTGGTCGTCGTGTACCCCAAGGCGTCAAGCTGTCGGCGGTAAAACGCCTCATTTATCCCACCATAGCCGTTGACCTTCGCATCGAGGCGGCGCTGTCGTTGCGCCAGTGTCTGTACGCCATCCGGCGCACATGCATCAGGAAGGCCGCAAAGTGCCTCATAGCGGTCGATAAGCTCCACTGTAGAACCGGGGTCTATTTCTGTGGTTAAGTCCTGTGTGCGTTTATGTACGCGAGCCAGAGAAGGGGCTAACCCCTCCAGCAACGCGTTATCACCCTCCCATGCAGGACCTGGTGGAAGAAGGTTCACCAGCAATCGGGTGTACTCATCCTGAAGAGCCATCAGCCGTTGTCCTTCTTCTCATAAGTTACCCAAGTGATTTCACCCAATACCGGTAATTCATATTGGGAAAGCTCGATGTCGCCGGTAGGAACCTCAATTCGGTGTGCAACGTCTCCCGAAGCAAGGCTGATCGCTTCACTGAAATCAGAGTAAAAAAGTTTTTCGGATGGCTTACCGGCACGAAGAAGGAAAGATTTAAGCTCTTTCTGTGCAGCCTGACGGATAGCGGCGGTGTCTTTGGCTAACGCTATAGTCATGTCGATTTTTTTGGCCGTAGGCGCAAATATCGTTAAGCCAGAACCGGCTACCGGCGCTAACGGCAAAATGTGTTGTCGGACTGCAGCAATCAGCGTGTCATCGGGGATAGGTGAATCAGGATTACTGGTTGCCACCATCACGCCAACAGTGCCAATGCCTGAATAGTGACGATACGTCCACGCCCGACTGATTCCGGCGATATCGGTAGCCCAGATAACATAATCCTCATCCGCGCCGCCCTGCGGGGTGTAATACCAGCGGGCCATAATCCGTGATCGCCATTCCTCTATGCTTTCGATATCCGTACCGCCTTGCACGGTATCGGCATATCCGGTTGATGAAAGCCCGGAGACAGGCTCCAGCAGCCTCAAGGCTACCCCATCGTCCGTGTTCGCTGCTGTGCCTGCCGTCTCTGCCTCAATCGGCGCTCGCAATACCCCATCAGCAACAGTTGCATCTGCGGTCGTGGAAAATTCTGTTTGATCGTCTCGCTGAATAAGCGTTCCTGCTGGCAGAGTAATGACGTTCTGCACGCCCTCCCAGCGCACATAACCCGCCGCTGTTGTAGCCTGCTTACGTGGGACTCGTTTCAGATTACCGTGACGCACAAGCCAGCTTTCGTCGGCCTGATCGGGTAAAATATTGCGGGCCAGATAATCGAGGTATCCATAAAGCGTATGCACCGCTGCGGCCATTACTCGCGCATAAACCTCAGCATCGAGACGGCGCAACAATACGTCATCCTCAAAGCGGGTTAACAAATCACTTCTGATCGTGCTGATCAACTCAGGCAGTTCAGGACGAGAAAAATCACTGTCAGCCATTCAAAACTCCTTGCCAGATATCGTCAAAAATCAGAGCGTGCCTGCTGCCGTCACGCTGCCAGATAACAACGCTCAACTTCAGCGATGAAAGCCCCGTGCGTGAAACATCAATATCAATCCGGGCCGCTACGCCGTCTTCAGTCATCCAGGCAAGCGCCTGTTCGGCATAGTTCCGCGCACTGGCAACGGTGTTATTAGTAAGTTTGCTACGACTAAGCAGCCACAGGCGCGAACCAATGCGATCATTGGCTACTGTCGGGTAACTGTCGCCCCACCAGCCAAAAGGTCGCTCTGTGTCATCGTCAGGCTCAGCTCTGCGCCAGGTGAAGAGAGATATAATTACTGCTCGTGTTAAAGGGTCGGTTATGTCGCTGGAATCAGTGAGTAAGCCATCAACGTAATAAATCATCAGTTACCTCAGCCCATAAGTTGACCGGGTTTCTTGGTCGTGCCGCCCGTTGAGTCCACATGATCGTGATCGTCGTATACCTCCCGGATAGCGGCCATTGTTCCTTTGCCGTCACTCATATCTTCAGCCGCTTTAGCGCTACCCGACATATCCACCAGCGGGGTATTCATGGCCGCTTTGTTAGTAGCGTTAAGCTCAATATCAGGCGCAGTAAGGCCAATTTTCTTTGTTGCGGTGACTTTCAGCTCCCCCGTGGACATTTCGATAACATTTCCGCGCTTCAGCACTATGCTGTCGCCCTCGTCGGTATAAATGGCTACCTCACCCTGTTTAAGCCCTTTAAGCCGGTAGCGGCGGTCTCCTACGGCCAGCACAACACCATGAGAGCGATCCCCTCCCGGAAACAGAATTACAGCCTCTGCACCGTTTTGAGGGGCAGACGTGAAGCCGTAAGATTCGAGGTGCTCCACATTTTCTTTAAGCGAACCGGCCAGCATCTTCACCCCAACCATCTGACACTTCTTAGCTGTATCGAGGCCAGTTATCACGACGCGGGAAACGATGTTCGCTATGCTGCTTCTTATGCTCAAAATGAATCGTCCTCCTGCTTTTTATGCTTTTTGAGTTTCGGCGGTTTGGGCAGGTACGCATCAGCAGGGCCAACCCTCAGCTCTGAAAGCGTGCCACTCTGGTTCAGGGTGTAGGTGACTTCAGCGATAACCATTTCGCGGTTGTTAAAGCCCAAAACGGGGTCGTACACAATAACGCGCATGTTCGGACGCCATAGATCGCCACCACCCTGACGCCAGCCCTGTACGGTGTAAGTCGTTTCGTCAGTTTTGGCCGCACGTTGCTTTGCCTCAAATTCGCATCGATATTTGCAGGTCGCGGTTGTCGCCATGCCGGTTTGCTGTATCTGGTGTGGACGGTAACGCCCTACAGCTGCGTCTCTGGATGTGTTCTTAATGGCCGCAATCGTAGCCTCTCCAAAATCATCATCGTTCCCGGCTCGCTGGCCGCTTACCTGATAATCAGAGAAACGCTCACGAATACTACGTTCGGTATCACAGGACAGGATGTTATCGCCCAGCACCAGCGCCGTGCTGGCCTTGCCTGAACCTACCGTTCCAATAATCAACTGACCTTTCTCGTCGTCGTAGGCCAGCGCCTGACTCTGACCCAAAAGCCGGTTAAGAACGTCAACTACCGTTTCACCATGTTCAGGCTGCGCTTCAATAAGGGAATCGGTAGGCGCGCCATTGTCTATCACTGTGACGCCAAACGGCTTTGCCAGCGTGGTAGCGATCTGGATGAGCGTTTTTCCTGTGTGCTGATTGGCTACTGCTGAACAGTCAATCAGGTCAGCCGTCAGACTGCGGCCAACTATCGACATTGATATTGAGGTAGCGTCATAGCGCACCGGCAACGCCTCAACCCAGCCCGTTAAAACAAGGTCTGTTCCAATCAATACCTCAACCCGGTCACCATTTTTTATTTTGGGAACGGCTTTGTTTTCGTTATCGCCAGGCCACTGGCTGGTTATCTCAACATTAAAATCCCGCGCCATGCGATCAATGCCCGCACTGATACGTATCGACGTCCAGCCGCACCATTCACGACCGTTAACACGAAGGAATACTATGTTATTCATCTGACCGGCACCCTCAGTTGTTCAACAGGAACAAAGCCCGGATGCGTGACAGTGTTACGTGTGAGTATGTCTGTCTCGCGGCTGGCATCGTCGAACCACTCAGCGGCCAGCACCAGCGCTGGCAAAACATCTTTAGGGGTGCGCGTGACCGTCTTTTCAACCTGAGCCAGACGAGAAGCAATGTCCCGATTAACAGAGGCCCGGAGGTTTGTCAGTGATAGAAAAAGAGTGTCGTTCGTCGTTCGCAGCTGTTCTTTGTCTATCGCGTCATTGAGCGCCGTTCTGATATCACTGAGATCATCCCAAGAGACGTAATCTGCGGGTTTGCTCGTTGCTGCATCTGCGTCCAGGGCAGGATGCGTAACATTCACGATATCGGAAACGTTACGATTGATACTGCTGGCCGTACTATTACCGCTGTTTAATGAAGCAGCAGACTGTGCCGGCTGCGGAAGAAGCGCGACCGTTCGGGCCGCTTCGCTGATCGCTGTCGTTCGCACTGTTGCAGCAACAAGATTACTTAGCGACTTTTGCGTTTTTTGTGTGCCTGAATCGTTACCCCATACGCCACGGGGCGACAGGCCGCTATCCAGTGTTACGCCGGAGAACGTCTGGATCATCGTCGTCAGGTCTTTAGAGTCACCAGAGAGACGGGAACCGGTGCGCCACGCCTTTTGCAGTGCCTGAACAAAGTCATTTGAAGTGCTGGGCGGGCTAAGAAGAACAGATAAATCACCCTGCATTAAACGCATCGCTGCCGTTACGCCGGAATCGATCATCTGAAAAGTGTTCGCTACATCATTCAGCATGGCCGTAGCGTTGCTGATTACATCGTCCTGAATGAAATGAACAACGTCATCCAGAGAAAAGGATGAGAACATGTCACTGATCGCGCTATCCAGTGAATCAGCATCACCCGATAGCTTTTGTCCCGACGCTGCGCCAGCAGTAGGAAATGTCAGTTCGCCAGACTCAACAAAAGCGAACGAGATCCGACACATTCTCCCTTCTGTGGTGCTGTGAGTAACCCTCACTTGCCCGTCAATATTGCCCTTCATTTCTCCATAGGTCGGGTGAACAAGCGTACCGGAACCTGCCGTTTCAATCGCGGTAATCAGCTTATCCCGCTGATCAATATAATTTTCCCCGATAATATAGGCATTAATATTGAAACGTCTGGTTGCGCGGCCTAAGTCTTCTGTCCAGGGCTTATCCCGGTTAGGGTATTCATGTACCTGAACGCGTCGCCCAAACGTGCCTTCATCATCGACCATACTAAATTTAACGCCGCGCCATGAAGCAGGGCGTAACCTTGAACGCCAACCTGAATCTACATCCATAAATTATCTCCAATAATAAACCCGCAATGCGGGTTTATTTTTCGATGTAAACATTTTCATCACGACTACAGCATTACTGAGGTTTTCGGAAAGGTGAATAACCAACATCAGATGTAACTCGCATATATGGATCACCTGCTTTTGGATTGTCGAGCACTCGCATCCCTGGAGGAGCATTATCAAACGTTACTTTAAGTTCAGTCTGCTGTTTAGTTGGCGATACAGCACGGTCAAGTGGAACTAACGGTTTATAATCGTAAATATTATCAACTGGCCTTCCCTGCTTGTTAGCAATATTTACCTCGTTCTGATACCAACCGCCGTGCATCCTATTTTTAAGTGACGTCCAAAAAGAATCAGTCCCATCCTTTTGCTTCACAGCTTCTTCAATTTCTTTGAGTTGGTTAAACATTTCAATAGCGACAGCTATATATATTGTCGTAGCTCCAAGTCCACCAATTTTTGACAAAACACCCTGTAACTTTGTAGCCACCGAAAGTGCGTCTTTAAGCGTACCCACAGTATTAAGAGCAAACTTCCCCCCCATATACAGAGAAACACCACCAGCAACAGACTCCCACCCACCCAATGCCTGAGCAACACCATCAATATCGCCCCACACCTCCCTGATAACAGGACCAACCTGATCCCAATTGTCAATAATAAGATACGCACCACCCACCAGCGCAGCTATTGCCAGTTTTGCCGGTGACAAATCCATAACGTTATTAAGTATTTTCGATGCCTTAGACACTGCGCCTAATGCAAGACCAGTTCCGATAAGGGATTTAGAAAGATTCGCTATCTGCGAGATTGTTTCTGGATTTTTTTGCACAAACTCATCGAACTGTTGAATAAGTGGCACCATATCTTTAACTGCATCATTGATAGCAGGGAGAAACGTACTGCCAACATCAACCCCAACAATATTTAAATTATTGGAAAGTATTTTTAATTGTGATTGAGTATTCTTAGTTACCGCTTCAAATTCTTTCTGGGTAGAGCCTGTATATTTCTGCGCATCTGAAACATCGCTAAAATACTCTTTCAACTTATCAAGATTGTTAAGCAATGGAGTAATAGCAGCTGAGGACTCACTACCAAAAAGCAGAGTTAATGCTTTGGCTTTTTTTGCTTCCGGTAATTTATTTATTCCTTCCAAAACCTTGACCATTGTTCCACGCGCATCTTTCACCATGCCATTAGCAACCTGTGAAGGGTTCATATGTATAGCGTGGAAAACTTTTTTAGCATTACCAGAGTTAGAACTTGTAAGTGCTTTAAAAAAGTTTTTAATACCAGTTGCAGCAACGTCGGACTGAACACCCACGCCCATTGTTGTTGCAGCAAGTGCCGCCAGGTCTTCTGCTGAAACATGTGCAGCTTTTGCAATACTTGATACATCTGTTACCACAGATGCAATCTGTGCCCCCGTGGCCTTACCATGACGGCCAAGATAACTAACCTGATCTGATAGTCTCTCAATATCAGCTTGGGGCATCTTGAAGGCTGCACGCCATGCTGTCATAGCCTGCCCGGCATCTTCCGCAGACATACCAAACGCCACACCTGTTTTTGCCGCATCTGTGGCGAATTGTTTAAGTTCAGTATGTGCAACACCAGCCTGGCCGGCTGCGGCAACAATCTCAGCTATGCCATCCGCTGACATTGGGATAGAGGAGGAAAGATCTAATATATCTCTGCCCATCTTTGCGAAAGCTTTCTGATCGTCCATCCCTTCGACAACCTTTCTGACCTCCGACATCTTTTCATCGAATTCAATGGCTTCATGAATGGGAACGGCAAACATTCCAGCAATACCAAAACCAGCTGTTGAAGCGATTTTAGAAAGAGAAGCCATCTCTTTCTTAAAACCTTTAACCTGCCGCTGCATTCCCTGTAGCGGCCCGGTTAATTTGTCAACGGCGGTTATAATGGCTTTTAGTTCAAAACTATCCACCCTTTATATCCTCATTGATGCGCACAGCTTCCGATTCTAATTCAAGAAACTGTCCGATTGGTTCCTTCATTAAAGAAAGAGGATTTATTTTCCAGAAGTATGCTGTGTTGAAGATTCTTCTTCGGAGCCTTCCACTTCCGACGCATTCTGGATCCCCGACTGAGTAAAAAAACCAACTATTAACATTGACGCTTTAAAAATATCGAAAAGATTGATTTTTTTAGCAGAACTTTTAGGGATTCCTGCTAGCACAGGTATGTACTCCAGACAGGCAGAGGAAAGTGGTTTAACCTCCCCATCACCTATTGAAAAAGGAAAGCCATATTTAGTTATTTCATCATAAGTCGGCTGCCTTAATTCCAGTACATGCAGTTTTTCGCCATGTGCAGTAATAGGAGAGGACAAAACCAACTCTTTCTTTTCTTCAATCATTGGAAATCACCATTTTCACTGTGGAATTCTACTTCTACCGTACCTTCTTCGGGGTTGTAATTCATTTCCCCATGAACCCATGCATCGGAAAGCACATAAACCATTC